ATCTATTTTCTTTTGTCCAGCAGTTAGTTCAGCTTCATTGTATCCTCGTAATCTACCTTCTGATTTTGCTTTATAAGCAGTATCTACGGCATTAAAGAATTTCTTCTTATCATCGTCAGACATATCTGCAATTGATTTACCAGTTTTATCTAACATGTGCTTAAACAATTGTTGATAATCTTGCTCCTCTCTAATTGTTTGCTTAACAAACTCTTTTAGTTGATGTAGTTTCATTACTTTTATTTTGTATTACGCCTTCTTTACTGTATAAATATATATATTTTATTTATCCATTGTAGATTTACCGAAAACTCTTTGTATTTGTGATTTACCAGAAGAACCTACCTTTGATTGTAATATTTTAAGTGCTTCCTTTTTCAAATCAATAGGATGTGAATCGAACCATTCAATAGTACCTTCATTACTTTTTATTGCTCTTCGTCTCTGTCCACCATCATCAATATAATCGGTATAAAAATCATAATGTCTTAATATGAAATCTGCTAATTCTTTTCCATTTTTTGCGGGTGCGTTTTGAATTGCTTCGTTCATAGATTCATATTTAATCATATCTGGATTAAACTTTTCAAAATTCTTTCTTGCCCATTTTACGGCATCTTCATAAGAATTAAATTTAATCCTATCCTGTTTGAACCCTTTTTTCTTATTTAAAAAATCAATATAAACTTTATCTTCATTTACTGATTCACTAACTACCTTATCGCCCCAAAACGATACTGATGGCATGTTTCCGAATGTTGTATCATATTTAGAATCAATGCCAAATCTTGATTTTAGGATTTTAACTACCCCACTACCAAATTTTTTATCTGTTAGTTTAAGATAAACTTTATTCTTATTACCACCATCTTTAATTTGCCCACTTACAAATTTTGAACCTATTGATTTGATAATATCATCTACTACATCTGCAACGAGGTATCCTTTCAAATCAGATTCGTTTACTGATTCTTCTACTCTATTCATTTTCTCATCCGATACCCAATATGCCGTTGAACCACCGATTGAATTACGGAACATCTTTTCCATTTTTTCAGCGTATTTTTTAGCATCATTATATGAACTAAATACCATTGGCTTACCAGTTGTTTTAAAGGTTTTTGGGTCAAATTCTTTTTCCAAATCTTTACCCTGTCCTCTACCTCTGTTGTAGCTTACATAGTATTTACCTTCGTTTATAGATTCTTTTAAGGTTCTTTTTTTAAGAATTATTTGTTGAATTTGTGAAAATATAGATTGTATATCTTTATCTAACTGCTTTTCATCTGCACTCATTGGTGATTCTATATCAACATTAGAGTAAAGTTTTTTCTTTTTAGCAATTAGAACATCTACCTTTTTAATTAAATCGTTTTTTACCTTATCTAAATCCTTTATGATTTCAGATGGAGTTTCTTCGTTTACTACACTATATCCAGTCAAATCAGCTTGTCTCTTTCCCTTCTTTTCTTCACTATCTTTACCGCTAAATGCAAATGGAGTATTGTATCCTTCAACACCACCAGTAGTATTCATTTCATCTACTTTTAATTCGGCATCTTTATACATATCACTAACTTTAGCATTTAATTCATCTGCTAATTTCTTCTTTTGAGTAGTTAGTGTTTTTAATTTTTGTATATGTTCTTTTTCAGCGGGAGTACCTTTGGATTTTTTATATGCTTCCAAATGCTTTTCCATTGCATCAATTACTTTTGAATAATCAGTTTGAATAGCTTTAACTGAACGTAATTCAGCCAACACCATTTCTTTGATTTTATTAGATACTATAGTATTATTTGTAATTGACATTTTAAATTAGTTTAAGCTAATACATAAACAGAACCACCATTGGTTACTGCTATACTTTTAACGTAACACGGAAAAGGTTCTCCTGCAGTTAAATGTGCTAATGAAATAGTTGTTCCACCTTCTAACGTAATTGTTCCAGTCACACCACTTACAGGTAATACACCCCAAACTCTATCTATTAATGAAGCCGAACCTGATGTTACTAATTTTGCGTTATATGTTCTATAATTTGACATTTTTTATTTATTTAAACTATTTTTTAATTCTTTTAATAATTCATAACTCATCATCATTGCGGATAGATGTTGTTCCTTAATTTTTTTAACCGATTTAATTTTTCTAATATTAGATATGGTTTCCGCTAATTTGATTTTTGTTACTTTATCTGGTATTTTAGAACCAACTTCCTTTAACCCATTGATTAATTTAATAATTTCGGTTGAAATATATTCATTCAATTTACCAGTGTTATTAATATTATTTATATATTCTCTTAATAAAAGTTTTTGTTCTTCTGTAAGATTTTTATATTTGTTATTAAATGATTCTACTAGCATCTTATAAGATATTGCTCTCAAATCCTCATCCTGTTTTTTATATTCTTCTAAAACTGCATCTTTGATTCTAGCTTCTTTATTTTGAATAGATGAATTTATAATATTTTCAGCAATAGTAAATCTAGAACTTACAATATCAGTTGGGTCATATTGTTCATTAGTTGATACTACTTCAAATATTTTATAAATAGATGCTAATGTTTTGTAATTAGAAATTGGAGATTTGATAAACTCATCTAAACCATAAGTTTCTTTAATTTGTTTAATTAAATTATACTTTTCTTTTATAAGCTTCTTTTCATCCAATTGTTTGCGTGCATCTAAAATCGTATCTATAAATTTTTCAGCTTTAACTTCTGAATTATATTTTTCATTTATTAAAAATTGATATAATTTTAATTCTTTAGATAATTCTTTTTTAGCATTAAAATGTTCTTTCAATATAGTTTCCGCTACTGATTTACTAGAAGACATGATTTCAGATGTAATCTGTCTTACCAATAATTCAAATATAAATCCAGTATTCTTAAATTTAGAATGTTTAATTTTTTTCATCAATTTTTATAATTTGTCAGATATAAATATATTTTTATATTTCTTTATTACCGTTTGGTTAAATCTTCTGTCAAAATAGTTTTTTTATTACCATCCATATCTTTAAAAACTTCAAAATATGAACTCTTTCTTGGTTTATACGCAACCGAACCTTCTTTTGCTTTAAGAGTTTTTATTCCCAATGGGTCTCTACCTTCGGGATGGTCATCATGCCCATATCTAACAGGGTCTTTTGGTCTACCAACTTGTCCATCTAATTCAAGTTTCAATTTATTTAATTCTTCTTCAACATTAGTTGGACCACCTTCTACTCCTGTTTCCTTTGCAGGGTCTGTTCCTTGTGTTTCAATTGAAGTTAAACGGAATGTTTGTTTAGTATCTTCTAATACCTGCAACGTCATTTCATCCTGCTCATCTTTTGCCATCTTCATAACAGATTCATACATCCATTCTTTAGAGAACATTTTTGTTTGTTGCATTTGTTGAATTAGGGCTACTTTAGAAGTGTATAATTCAACTTGCTCCTGCTCATAAATTCTAGATGGAACGGTTAATTCCAATGTAAAATCTGTTAAACGGTCATCGTTAATACCCTGTGAGTATAAGTGAACGATTGCAATTTTAGTTAATTCAGAAATTAATACTCTTTGAACTCTTTCAATTGTTTTAGCAAAACGGATATCCATTGATGCCAATGTTGCTTTACCATTAGTATCTTCTTCATAACCCAAATAAGCTTTTGGAATTTTAAGTGCAGCCATCAACTTACCTTTTAAGTAGTTGATATCATCAATCATATTGTATTCTAAACCTTTTAACGTATCAATTGAAGTTCCATTATCACTACCTCGAACTGGCATATAATAATCTTCAATAAGATTCATCATATTGTACTTTAAGTTGTACTCGCCTGTTTTTTCATCAACGAATGGAACTTTCTTCGATGCGTTGATAATTTTCTGCATGTAGTTATCCACTTCGTTTGGTGGGATATTACCAACATCCACTTTAAAAATTCTCTTTTCAGGAGCTCTCATCACTCTGTGAATTAACATTGCATCTTCCATCAACATTAATTGTTTCCACACTCTTCTAGCTCCTTCAACCATAGACTTTCCATAAGGTAAGAAGTTTGAATCACCGTTTAAACGGAAGTGAGCAATTTCATAATTTTCAAATTCCTTTTTAGTAGTCTGACCTACCGCCATATATGGATTTTGATATGGGGCATATACGAATTTAACTCTTTGTGGATTTTCAGGGTCAAATCCTTCTACTCTACTCATTTCGTATGATGATAATGGCATTACGTTTATAATTCCCAATTCATCCGCAATTTCTAATTCTAAAAAGAAATCACCGTATTTTACCAAGTTTCGT